ATAATTTCGTCTGTGCCTACATAATCAGATGTTGCACAACTGGCTCTTATGCCTAGTAGCTGACCAAATTCCCACTCAATAGAACCTGATGTATCAGTTAGGCCACCAATGATGCCAATAGCATCTGTAGCAGCTACGACAGTACCACTATTGGTTGTGGTAACGAAGTAACGTACCTGAGACTTAGAACGTATAACAACGCCTGTTAGTGCGTCCATGTCTTCGTTCTTAATTAGATCAACAAGTGTAGATTGTATTGGCTTGGATAAGGTTTCTAGCTCAATATCACCAACCCTAGATGTACCCGCAACAGGTCTAAAACCATCAGGAGACAGAAACATTAAGTCTCCACCAATTTCCAACACACTATCTCTAGCCACGCACCCGATGTTACTTGTTACGTTCTCTAATGCAAAAGCATTTGATGCACTAACTGTAATCTTCTTGATATTCTTATTACCAAATACAAAAAGGTTATCACGGAAAGGTTTAATCTGTACCACATCAAAGCCAGCAGCTATCTGCCCTGCTCCTGCTGCGGCAGTCCATGTGTAGGCATCATTAGGAGCAGAGTGAGCGATGGCTGCTCTAGTAGCTTCATGTCCACCCAAGAACAAATGGTTCTCAAATACATCTACTAAGGCAGGAGCATTTAGTGCTTGTGCGCCCCCTGCTGTATTATTACTTGCGTGATATCCACCAGAATGAGATGACTTTATCTCTTTCCAGTTTGTACCATTAAATACTATGGCAGGATTAACCCCGTCTACAAAGCAAATTGTATTGCCAGTGCCAAAGTTAAACTGTTGGTGACGTATTCTATTAACTGTTAATCCATTAGCAGTCATGGGTCGTGTAACTGAGTGATCTAGTGTGTACTTACGCCAACCAATGTTAGCAGTGTAATAATAGAAGCTGTAATTCGTAGCACCAGCATCCTGTCGAATTGCTATGATAGTTGTGCCTGAAGTTACATCATTCTTAAATATAGCAATGCCAAGGACTTTGCCTTGGCCTGTGGTCGAACCTGCTACTGTTACTTCACCATAATCAGGATCGTATTCATCATACCCTTCAATACGTCGATAGCCCCCAAAGAGGCTCGGCTCGTAGTTCAACATACGAGTAGCTGCACCTGGAGAGTTATCCGATAAATCTAAGTGATTTTCATTCGAATTAAGACCACCGCTACAAACTAATTTGAAGGATTGTATTTGGTCAGGCATTAATACTTAACCCTTGTGTCACGAATATATTCGTAATTATTAATGTATAAAGTTTGTAAGTCTTTGATACCCTGCTCAAAGGCCATGAAAGAAGCCTGAGAAGATTCTAGATTATCTTTAAACATATAGAGATGATATAAAGCCCCATCTACTAAGACTGTATCATAGCTATCAGGAATGCGAGTAACATCACTTGCTGCGGTAATATCAGAGTAGTTCTGGTAGTATCTGAATTTAAGAGTGTATGCTTTATCAGGCGATGGGCTTACACCATAGCCATTACCGTGTGTATCAAATATAAATCGTGGTACAGTTCTACCTGTAGTACCAGAAGAGTGATCTGCATCACGGTGCTTCTTATACCATTCATCACGATCTATATGTTTAAGTGTAGTGAAGCTAACACCTAACGCTGTATCTTCTTGGATTTGAAAGCTGTTAAAATCAGCTATTTTATAAAAGGAAGGCCAAGTGTATTCTTCTTGACCAACAACCAATGTATCTGTTTCTTCAGCAGCATTAAAAGGCCATTCGAACTCAGCTTGGTTTATCTTAGCAACCGCTGCTTTCACTGCATCCTTAACCAATGCTTGTACGCCTAACACAGACGCAAAATCGCCTTCAATGATTTCAACTTCATTGAGGCGTCTTAAAACTTGATTACATAAGCTTAAATATGTACTGGGCATAGCATACTTTCAGAATGAGAAATGGGGCCAACAGTTAAGCCAGCCCCAAAAAGTTTATGCTAAGTAGTCACGATCTACTTCTTCAGCAGCGCCTGTTGCGCCTAAAGGTTGATAAACTACAAAGAATTTATACGAACCCGCTGAAGGTGCGTTAGAACCTGCTAATTTAGCAGAGATCAACGTGTCAGCATTCGTTACATTTGTTAAACCATTTGCGGCTGTAACAATTGCAGCGGCTGCTTTACCAGCATTTATATCTACAGTACCTTGTGCATCGATGTCACCACCTGTCACACCTAATGATACTGCGTTTGCACCGCCAACAGTAGCTGCTGCGATACACTCAGAACCTGCGGCAAGGACTACGCAATTACGTGGTACTGTACCGATATCATGTACTGAGTTTGTTGTAAGAGAACCGTGTGCAATTGTTGCTGTCTCTAAACGAACTGGGGAAGTTAACGCCATTTTTGTATCTCCTTACGCTGCGTTGTATTTAGCAGTAACAAGAGCTTCTGGACGAAGAATCTTCCTACCATATAAGTGTAGGCCCCTAACGATGTCCGCAAAGCTATCTGGATCACGGTATGTTTCCGTTTTATTGATCTGTTCTGCTGTTGCGACTGCTGAGTCATGACCAGCTACTAGAACACCAAAGTTAGTGTTTTGGTTAGCTGCACCTGAAGTCCCTGCACCTGTGCCAACTGCTGGTAAATTTGAAGATGTATATACACGGAAGCCGTGGAAATTCTTCAAAGTCAAACCGTTGCGTAGTCCACCTGCTTCACCGAAATCAGCGTTCATGAAGCGTGAATCTTCATCTGCTAATAGTTCCATGAATACTGGATCTACACACAACCAACGACCTGCTGTATCAACTTGTTGTTGATCTAGTAGACGCTTCATACGAGCGACAACCATTGCTGGTGAAGCTGTACCTGTTGGTAGTGCAGTTGCACCTGGTAAACGTGCCGCTAATGGGATCGAGTGATCGCCAGCAGAAGACGTTGTGATGTTACCAAACGAACCTTTGTTTAACTTCATTGAAGATAACAATTCGTCTGATCCAGCAGAATCTACTGCTTTATCACCGTTTACTATATCATTTACTGCACTTGCAGATGCATGTAATGCAGACTGCTTGTAACCAGCTAAATAGCCCAATACTTCTTGGTCATACTGATCAGCCAAACGATGTGCTGCACGATCTGTAGCAAGTGACATAAAATTAATGTGACTCATATTTTCTTCAATATCGTCCATTTTAAATGCAAAGTAGTTAGCTTTATCGATGACTAAAGAAAAATCCTCATCGTCTAAATCTTGTGCAGCTATTTGCGTGCCACGTTGGTATTGCGACACAGAAATTTCTGGTTCTTTGATAATACGAACTGTATCACCTTGGGATGCAATTTCCCCAAAGTAGTCAGAGTTAGTGATAGCTCCCGTAACTGTATTCTTGCGGAAAGCCATTTGGACTTTTTTCGAATAAATTACACTCGAAAAATTGCCGTTGGGCAGGTTGCCATGACCTGCTGCTTTTGGAAATGCCATTGTTGTACTCCTTGTAGAATGGCGGGGTCGAAACCCGAACAAACACCGAAGAGGACAATTAAGTGGCAGTGATTTATGAAGGTGCGTAAACTAGTTAGTTGCAGCTAAGTAGTAGACGGGCTTCACCACACTGGTGGACTAAACGTCGATATTCTTCTGGATAAAAAAACAGAATTGGAGGTAGACCTTGAAGGTGGCTCTATTCTGATGTTGAGAAGTTTAGCTCTCAGAAGATATGTCTTTAGGGACGTATCTCCAAAAAGCTGTGAAGGGCAAAGTATAATTCTCTGCCGCTTCACCTTTATTATAACATTAGTTAAGTGTCATTGCAACACCCTATCTTGCGCCACCACTTATGTCGTAGTCAAAGTTACCGTTACTCATAGCTTCTTCTATTGCCGCCTCTTGCTTAGAGTATTCATGCATACTCATGTTTTGCACCTGGCTTTCCGAAAAGGATGCACGACCAGCCGCTTTAGGTGTAGATGAAGATGTTCTGCCTACAGCATGAGCCGCTGATTTAGACTTAGTTTTAGAAGAACCTCTATCAGCTTTATATAAATCAATTGCACGAGAAGCTGCTCTAGCATCTGTATTATTCTTATATAAAGCATCTTGGATATAGCTTGGTTGCATAGCAACCCATTCATGGAATCCTTGGTCTTGTCTAATATCACCAAAGTCAGGATGTACTTTCATCAGCTCTTGTTCAGCTTCCTTTTTAGTAAGCTTAGTTTCTAACTGACGTAATCCTTCCATACGCTTCTCGCCCTCTGCAAGTGCTTCATTAGCACGTTTTTGGGCGATACTATCCACAATCTTTGCTACATCAGGATATTTCTTAGACCAGACATCAATCTCTTCATCTGTCTTAGGAAATTTAATCTGACCTTTTGCGGCCTGATCTAGTTGAGCTTTCATCTTGGTAAGCTCTTGATCCTTTTGTTGCATTAACTGTTGCGAGTGTCGTCGGAGATCACCATATCTTTTCTTATATGTTGTATCTTCGCCTTCAACTACTTCAGACTCTTTTGCAGGGTTTTCAGCTTCGAACTCTTCTGCGTAAGATAGCCCATTGTCTTCTTCTTCTATTCTTCGATATTTTGCCATTATTGCCTCACGGGGGTCGCATAAAGCGAGTAGCCCTTAATTAAGATATAAATGCATAACTCTTTCGTTGCATTACACTTGGTAGGTTTGATGTGCGTGGGGAAATCTCCTCAGTTTCCTCACTATCATCAAGTTTGTCGTCTACTTCTACGGTAGCGACTTCGACTTCGATGTCCTCTTCAGGAGCATCAGTTTCTGCTGCTTCTACCTCTTCAGGTTCTTCAGCACCTTCTTCGTCTGTGTACTGGATAAGCCCAGTATCATACATGCTCATCAAGCCCATTTCGGCTTCTGATTGCATATCCATAATATGTTTTAGGCCATGCCATTTAACTACGTTGGCAGGGAGAACGTATTCACCTTCAGATATCATTACCTCGATATCGTCCCGTACATTCTCTGCACTAGATCCCATTGGTATTTCGTTACCGCTTTCTGGATCAGACATCATACCGCAAGCCATACCGCCATGAGACATTTCAATTAGCTCATCATCATCCATAGCTTTTTGTATGGCTTCGCCTGTAGCTTCTTCATACTTACTTAATTTACCGTCACCGTTCTTGTCGGCTTTTTTACGGTCTAACTGAAATTTTTCTTTAGCCATTTCTTCACCTTCTTTTGTTGTGATGCCTTTAAGTGAGCTAAGATAACCGCCCAACGCAAAGCCTGTCTTCTCATCATCAGATATACCAAATAAGTCATAAACTTTGTCCCTAGCTCCTGCCGCAATATCGATCATGTCTTGTTTTCTATCTGAAAAACTTGTGTCAGAACCATCTTGCTTGGAGTACAAACCAGATTCACCTGTGTAGAATTCTTGTTCTGATAGATCGAAATTAAAGATGTTATCTGAGCGCCATTTAGAATACTCATCCGCAGCTTTGATATCTTCGAATACAGGTAGCTTTTCACCTGTAAATATATCGTAAGGGCCATTCTCTTTATAATGCTCAAAAAGCTTATCCAAGTTGTAGCGTTCACCTGTAGTAGGATCGATTGTAGGTGTTACAAGTTGCCCATCGCCATATTCAAAAGACATAGATTTTTCTGAGTATGGTTCATCATTCTCGTCATTAATCCAAACAGGCTTACCGTTACGGGTTTTTGCACCTTTTACTTTTCTAGCATTCGTATTCATTATTCTGCTCCCTTAACTACTTCGTCACGAAGTGTTTTAAATCTACGCAACTCAGCAATAGCGCCTTGTAGTCTTAGAATGTCGTGGTGATCTTTTGAGGCTTCTAGTTGTTTATGGTGCAGTGCGATCTTTGCTTCTGCATATTCCTTTAGAAGTTCCATTGATTTCTTATCGTTCACCAACATAAGCAGCGCACGATACAGTTGTTTATCCATAGGTGTATTAACCCTATTGTTTAATTGTAGTGATGTATGGGGGGGGGTAGCTGTTCCAGTGTTCCAGTAAATTGGAATACTTAGTGGCTAACTATTATTGTACTGGTGGTTGTGGTGGTGCATTAGTAGGTGCGGGTTCATTGCCGCCATTGTCTCCACCACCTGCTCCAGTAAATCCTGGTGCGCCTGGTTCGGGTGCTGATCCTGGTGCTATATTCCCACCACCATTACCTGTAGGATCACTAGGGTTAGGTGCGCCTTGTGCTGGTGCAGCTTGCGGTGGAGGTGGTGGCATCATCGCTTGTATCTCAGCCATCATCTTAGCTTGTACGATTGCCTCACGTTGGTCGTTCAAGATCTTATCTTCATCAAGATCCATTGAAGCTGCCAGTTCACGAAGTACATAATCGTATTTAACAAACGGGGCCATTTGTTGGTTCTGCGTCATTTGCATAAACTGTAGTAGGCGTTGGCTACGGATTTCATTCCGCATCAAGCTTTCTGTTCCTCTAGCTTTTACTTCAAGATCACCATCAGCAAATTGCTTGTCGAAGTTAAACTGCATATTAAAGCTAAACAAAGCCTTGCCCAACGGTGCTAGTAGATAATCATCTACGTTTCTCACCACTGTCTTAATACCTTGAGCCGCAGCACCCATCAACATAGACATACCTGAAGCAGTACGACCTACACCTGTGATGCCTGTTTGACCGTGGGAGAAAGACGGAATGCCTGTACTCTCATCTGATAGCTGACGTGCTTTATCAAACATCATTAGCAACTCATTAGATACGTTAGGGAACTTTGTACCAAAGATAGCTTGACCAGGCGCTCCTGCTTGTCTGCGGAAGACCTTACCAGGATATACAGATAAGTCTTGTCCAGGTACTAGGTTTGTTTCATCAATCTCAATCAACAGGTTGCCTGATAGTGCAGCATTATCCACACTCATTCGCATAAACCCATTCATCAGTAATTGTGTGTCAGTCATGTTCTCAGCAACACCAATACCAAATAATCCGTAAGGGTTTAACTCGTAAGGTACTGCACAGAATGGAATACGGCTTGGTGTGAATGGATTTAAGACTAATCGTATAATCTGACCATTACATACCCAGACATTTACTTCCATCTGGTCACGATCTTTAAATTGTTTAGGTATTTTCAGATCAGCTTCTTCTGCTAACTCTGAATCCATCATACCCCAGTATTCAATCACTTCAAAACGCTCAATAGTGTCTGATTGCGTGTGATCTTCTAGGGCATCTTCCCAATACTCTCGTGCATAGTCAGGACCATACTCAATAGCCAATTCTATGCTTTCATCACGAAAATGTGGTCGTTTCTTTAGATTTCGTAGCTGTGAACGACTTAAACGATGGCGCTGCACTACATATTCTGCTTCTGCTATGTTTCTAGCGTCAGGATCAGGATACATATCCCAAATACTTACATATTCTATCTTAGGGATCGTTTCCATGATAGGATCGTAGTTACCTTCATCGTCCCAACGTGGATATTCCTTATCGTAGGCAAATGGCCCTTTGATAATACCAGTACCAAACAATGCACACTCAAATGCAGCAGATCGTAGATGCTTGTCGGCGTTGGTTTCTTCCAACTGGTCGTGCATCTTCTTTTCCATCAGTTGTGCAGCACGTTTTGCTGGTTCATACGTGATAGAACCTGGATTAATACCTGCGCCTACCTCTAAATCATCCTTTATAGGCTCTAACTTGTCTTGATATAGCCCTAAGTCTCTTGCAATCTCTGGACGGACAATATTTCGTGGTACTTTGTAGTCTACTTGCGTTTTTTCTTTAACTTTTTCGTCTGTAAGAGCATTTGGGTCAAAGTGTACGCTATCCCGTACGTTATTTGGGTATCTACGAGCTTCCATACCAATAGGAAACTTAGATCCTGCAAACAATACGTCTGTCATCTGTGCATATGCAGCTAAAACCTTAGTTTTGGTAATCTTAACGAATGCCTGTGACTTTTCAGTGTCAGTAAACTGTACTTCTGGGCCATAAATGCCTCTATAATTGCGATAAGAGGACAACCAACGAGTTTCATCCTGCAATCTGTGATCTTTTGACCGTCTAAATTGATCAGAAACGTACTCAGATAGCCTAGAATACTCTAAGTTCTCCTGTTCAACATCTCCATTTTCATCCAAAGATACTACATTGGTAGCTTCCGTGCTATCTTCAGGGTTCGTATCAGTAGGTTTATCCATTAATGCCATATTTTAGTATCCAAATGTTGAATCTGATGGTTTGTAGTGTCTTTCAGG